CGCTGCAAGTCTTGAATACGAGTTCATTATGGGAGCATACTAAATGGCAACTAATACCCCAGCAGTATTTTATAGAGGCAACCCTGCTTACGGAACAACCAATGTTTCAAGAGCGGTGTCTAACAAAGCACTCACATCTAACTTAGCCACAATTACTACCAGCACAAATCATGGTATTTCAAATGTTGGAACTCTAGTATCTATTCAAGGCGTAGATGCAAACTTAGATGGTCTGTACCCTATCTTTACAATTCCTGCGAACAACACTTTTACTTTTGTTAAAACTACAAGCAATATTACTTCTGCTGCCGTAACCCCAAATGCTTCTGCTATTTTTAACACTTTAACTGCAACAGCAACGGCTGGAACAATATCAAATAATGCTATTGTAAATTATAATGCAGTTATTACTACTACCTCTGCACATGGTTTAGCCATTGGAGATATTGTAAGCGTTAATACAGGCACTACTGGAACAGACGGAGTATTTACAGTTACCTCAGTTCCAACAACCTCTATATTTACTTTTAATACTTCTACACAAACTCTTGCTAGTGCAGCAATTTCACAAGGTTGTTTTGCTAAGTTCCCTGATGTTTATACTCTAGCAGCCTCAACAAGCGGAATTGTAACTAATGCGGTTTTTTCAAATCCAACTGCAAGTAGCGCAACAGTTAATTTAACAATAGATAATATTTCAGTAGCAAAACAACTATCTATTTCAGCAAACGCTTCAACCTTTATAGATATTAAACAATTTTTTGCTACAACTAAAAAGATTTCTGTTGGAACCTCTATTCCACAAATAGACTGCCAAATCTCAGGCATAACGATAGTTTAAGGGGAAAGTAATGGGTCAAGTTACAATACCTGCTCCAGTAGGTTTAAAATACAACCGACAAGTTTTTCTATCCTCAGGAACTTTTACTTTACCAACAACAGCATTTAGCAAGTTTGATTGCGTATTAGTAGGTGGTGGGGGTGGCGGAGCAAGAACTACTACTGGTCAAAGAGGAAATGGTGGAGGTGGAGTTTTTGCTTATTTTGCAGATGTTTTTTGTACAAACGGAACTACCCTTACAATTACAGTAGGCGCTGGTGGAGCAGGTTCTACTTCTCTTGGTTATAGCGGTGCGTTAGGGTCGGCTTCAACAATAACTAATATTTTAGGTAATGGGGCTTCAACTTCATTAACAAGCGGTCAAGGCTCCATAGGTTTTGCAAAAGGCACTGCTTCTAACCAATACGCAGGTCCTATTGCAAATATTTCGTCAAATGTAGTTAGTAACTCATCTTTTTACGCTCAAATGAATAACGGAAATCAAAGGGCGGGTTATGGACCTGGCAGTTTTGCTGCGGGTAGCGCTGGTTTAAATAACGGTGGAAATGGCGCGCAAATAGGTAGTGGTTATTTAAGAATGAACACTACTGTAAATCCATATTATGTTTACAGAGCAACTTTTGAAAAAGGGTCGGCTATTTATCCTTTGCTTGGGAGTATGTTACATGCAACAGCGGGAGATGCTGGACAAACAGTTTCTGGTCCTGGTGGAATTAGCACCCCTAATACTTTTTTTGCTGGTGCTGGTGGTGGAGTTTTTACCACCACTGGAGGAACGGGAAGTGGTGGAGGAGGCGGTGGTGGAGGTTATTCTAATACCGCTGCCCTTTCTGGAAATGGTGGAAATGGATCAGCAAACTCTGGTGGCGGTGGAGGGTCTTGTGGAGTAAATGTGAGTACCACAACAAACACTGGCAATGGCGGTAATGGTGGTTCAGGTTTTGTAATAATAGGATACTGGGGCTAACATGGCACATTTTGCGAAACTTGACGAAAATAATGTAGTCATAAAAGTTATTGTCATAGATAATGATTTAGCAATAACAGAACAACAAGGTATTGACTATATTAAAAATGTATTAAAACTAGATGGTGTTTGGTTGCAAACATCTTACAACTCTAATGTAAGAGGTAAGTTTGCTGCAATAAATAATATTTATGACGCTAAAAAAGATGAATTTATAGTAGATGAAAAGAGAGTCAAAGAAAAACAAAACTTATTAACTGAGCAAGAAAAAAATGCACAAGCAAAAGAAGAACGCAGAAAACAAACATTAGACAAGTTAGGTTTGACCGCAGAAGAATTGTCTAATTTAATAACATAATATAATATAAAGAAGGAGGGCGCATGAAAACTTTTCATTATTTAGCGGGATTACACCGTTCAGGTAATACTTTATTGTCGGCTTTATTAAATCAAAATCCACAAATATACAGTTCGCCCTTAAGTCCTATTGTAGATTTTTATTACCAATATGATAATTCTATTGCCCATACAGAAAATGTAATTAGAATGAAAGACAAAACGGGGATAAATAACACACTAAAAATAATAGATAATTTTTACCAACATATAGAAAAACCTATTGTAATAGACAGGGAAAAATCTTGGGGAACACAAGCAAACCTACATTTATTAAAAAAATATATTAACCCAAAACCCAAAATAGTTTTTACTAATAGACCAATTATAGAAATACTTGCCTCTTGGATTTCAATTTTAGGCGAAAGGTCAAAACTTGATTTAGATATGCAAATAGATAACTGGTGGTATAAAGATTATCTTACACATAATGATAATAGGTGTGATTATATTATGCGCCCTAATGGTCCAATGGATAAAGGATTATTAACATATAACGAATTATTAAAGCCCGAAAATAAAGATATATTTTGTATAGTTAATTATAGTGAAATAATTAACGAGCCTGATAAAACTATGAACCAAATATATGACTTTTTAGAATTGCCTAATTACAAACATGATTTTAACAATATCTTAAAGTTAGAGGCAGATGATGATGAAGCCATAGGACTTCCTGCAAACATGCACGAAATTAGACCGCAGTTAAAAAAGATTAGTAAAGACCCTAGAGAGATATTATCGGAATATGTAATTAACAAATACTCAAACATAGGCTGGGAGGCAAAATGATAATACAAATAATGGGTCAGGCTGGGGCTGGTAAAACAGTATTAGCCGAAGCGTTAGCAGACCGTATAAACGCTATACACATAAACGCAGACAAAGTTAGGGCAGGATTAAATAAAGATTTAGGATTTGAATTAAAAGACCGTATTGAGAATGCAAGGCGATTAGGCGAATTGGCAAGATTATTAGATAACGAAATAGTTATAGTGGATTTTATATGCCCAACAAAAGAAACAAGAGAAGCTTTTGGCAAACCTGATAGCTTGATTTGGGTCAATAGAATCCAAGAAGGGCGTTTTGAGGACACAAACAGGATGTGGCAAGACCCAACTGATTATGATTTAGAAATCAAAACAGGGCTAACGGTAGATCAAGAAGTAAATCTTATTATTAAGCAATTTGATTTGCTCGACTGGAAAGCTCCTACTACTCTAATGCTTGGGCGTTATCAACCTTGGCACGAAGGACACGAAGCGCTAAAGGAGAAGGCACATGAGCGAACAGAACAAGTTGTTGTCGGCGTTAGAGACACTCAAGGCACTAGCGAAAAAGACCCTTTGTCTTTTAAAGAAGTTGCCGATCGGATACCAACCGCCCAACGACCATTTATTGTTATGAAAATGCCAAATATAACAAATATTGTTTACGGCAGAGATGTTGGATACAAAATAGAGCAGATAGATTTAGGAGCAGAAATACACGCAATATCGGCAACGCAGAAACGGAAAGAACTAGGAATATGAAGGTAACGAAGGCGCGGTCTTTTACCAAGTCTTTAAGTTACAGAATATTTGGAACTCTAAGTTCATGGGCAGTAGTTTATGTAATTACAGGCAAGGGTAGCTTGGCTACGCTTATAGCCTTTTGGGAAACCGTAGTAAAGGTTGTTATCTACTATTACCACGAAAGAGCGTGGAACCAAAGTCGTTGGGGTAGAATTACATAATGGCTACTATTTACCGCTACCTATTCGCAGACTTATTGACTAATGATTTATTAGGAGAACTACCCTTAACAGGAGTATCTTTTAATCAACAGTTAAACCAAGCTGGCACCTTAACTGGGCATTTACTTTTATCAGGAGTTAACTCCGCAGGGCTAAATGTTCCTGACGCTACGATCCCAGCGCGAACCGCAATATATGTAGATCGTAACGGTAGCTTGATTTGGGGGGGAGTTATATGGGGGCGAGAATACAATTCAGCCACGCAACAATTAACGCTAACGGCAAGAGAGTTTGAATCATATTTTGAGCGACGAAGAATAACGACAGATACCGTATTCACAAATGTAGACCAACTGACTATCGCGCAGAGCTTAGTAAATACGGCTCAGTCGGCAGCTAGTGGAGATATTGGGGTAATAGTAGGTACAGAAACTTCCGGCATTTTGGTCTCAAGAACTTTCTACGGATATGAATATAAACAAGTTTACGCAGCTTTACAAGACCTATCTAGGGCGGAAGATGGATTCGATTTTTTAATAGATGTTTCTTACATATCAGGAGTGCCTTCCAAAACCTTAAAATTAGGCTATCCACGAATAGGAACGGTCTATTCGCAGACCAGCATAACCGCACCAGTGTTCGCGCTCCCAGCTAGCAATATCGTGGAGTATATTTACCCTGAAGACGGATCAGTAGCAGCTAACACCATATATGGATTAGGCGCAGGTTCAAACGAAGGCAAGCTTTTAACTACACAAACAAACGCTGCAATACTGGCGGAGGGCTTCCCATTATTAGAAGAACAAGCCAATTATTCAGATATCACAAACGCAACTTTATTGGCAGAATTAACACTTGGACAAGTTAACGCAGTAGCTTATCCACCGACAACAATACGCATGGCAGTACCAGCTTACCAATCTCCAGAGCTTGGAACTTATAGCGTAGGAGACGATGTGCGTGTTGTAATTACAGATAATCGTTTTCCAACTACCTTAGACGCTACTTATAGATTAGTCGGACTAAATGTCCAACCAGGTGAAAATGGTCCTGAAAGAGTAACCTTAACCTTAACTACTACAACCAACTAAGGCAACATGGCATACATAAATCAACTACCTGATCTGAGAACTATCCAATCAGATATAGAAAGCCGAGTGCGCAAACTAGAAACAGCCGTAAGATTCACAGCTCCTAGTGTAACTACCGACCCAGTTAATGCTCGCAAAGGTGATATTTGGTTAAATACCACATCAAACCAACTCAAAGCGTTAGATAATAATGGTAATATAAGAATTATTACTTGGGTGTAAGGATTACAATGACTACAAACGAATGGGCTGGCTTAGCGGTCAGCGTATGCACTTTAGTTGGCACACTTGCAATTGTGGTCAGACATTTAGTAAAACATTATTTATCAGAACTTCGCCCGAATGGAGGCTCTAGCCTCAAAGACACCGTTAATGCATTAGAACAAAAAGTAGAATTATTAACAGATTTAGTAAAAGAGGCATTAAAAAAATGAGCGTAGCCAACATAGCCAATTCACAAATAGGTTATTCAGAAACAGGCGACAATAGCAATATGTATGGAAAATGGTATGGCGCAGATCGGCAACCTTGGTGTGCCATGTTTGTATCTTGGTGTTTCGCTCAAACAGGAGAAACTCAAAAAATAGCAGCGCAAACAAAAAAAGGATTTTCCTCATGCGACGCAGGATTAAAATGGTTCGCAAAACACAATAAATTAGTGCCAATCGGAGACGCCCAAGAAGGCGATATTGTTTTTTTTCAGTTCGATAAAGACGCAGAACCCGATCATGTGGGTATAATTGCCAAGAACATGAAAAGAATAAAAACATTAAAAACCATTGAGGGCAATACCTCAGACAAAGGCTCGCAAGCCAACGGCGGAGGCGTGTATGCTAAGAAAAGAGCTTACTCCCTAGTTTTGGGCGTAGCGCGACCATAAGGAGAAATATGAAGATTAAAATTGACGAAACCAAAAAGAAAATGTTAAAGAGTTATTTGCGAGCAGTATTAGCTTCGGCGTTTGTATTGGCATTAGCTTTAGTAGCAGATATCAGACCTGAATTAGCAGTATTAGGCGGAGCTTTATTAGCCCCGGTTGCCAAGTGGATCGATCCAAGCGAAACAGACTTTGGCATTATTGCCGACAAGTCTATGGCAGAGATTAAAAAGTTAGCTGCAAAATCTAAAAAAACAGAAAAATAATTAACCTAACGCAAGGCAGACCCTCATTAGCAATAGTGGGGGTCTTATTATTGGCGCGTGTCTCTACTAGGTTATCAACAGGTTTATTGCTACGATTATCCCCAAGGAGGCAATATGAGTTTAGCCGAGAGTATAGAAAAATACAGATTTGAAAGTACTTACCAATGCCCTTGGGTAAAAATGTATAACAAGCTTACAAACGAAGATCAAGAAGCCATAAATAAAGCATTGGCAAACAATTACGCAACAACAACTATTATCACCGCGTTAAGGCAAGAAGGATACCGAATTGGAGAACCTTCATTAAATCACCATAGACAAGGAAAATGCAGATGCCTAGTCGCAAAATAGACGGCATATTAGAAGAGCGTCAGTCTATATTTGGCGACGCAGAAAAAAACTTCACTTTAACTGGGCGAATGTGGGGAGCAATATTGGGATTAGAAGATATACCAGCTTGGAAAGTAGCTATTATGTTGGACACTTACAAGTCAGTAAGATGCCTAGCAAACCCAACTCATGATGATTCTTGGCAAGACAAACTGGGCTACACAATACATGGCAGGGAAATCGTGTTGAATAATGAGTCTTAAAGACAAGTTGGACGAAGTGCCTGAAGGAATTGAGTCTTCAGATGTATTGGAGTTACGCAGGGCGTTAATGCGAATTCAAAAAAAACTAATACAAACAAAACAAAAAGTTAACGATTTAGTAGAAGCAACCCATCAAGCGGCATACGACGCAACTATGGCTGCTGGTCCAATATCGCCAATACCCGAACCTAAAATTAGTAGCTTGAAAAAGAAACAAGAAGTAGCACTATGGCACTTAACCGACTGGCAAGGAGCAAAAAAAACAACTTCATACAACTCAGATATTATGGTAAAACGAGTTATGGCGTTCGCAGAAAAAGCAGTACGAATTACAGAAATACAAAGAGCAGACCACCCGGTAGATGAAGCAGTGATAATGTTCGGCGGAGATATGGTGGAAGGGTTATTTAACTTTCCTAGCCAAGCTTTTGAAATCGACGCAACCTTATTTGAGCAATATGTAAATGTTTCAAGATTATGCGTAGATGTAGTACGGTTTGCGTTAGCCAATTACAAGAAAGTTAAAGTAGTTCCGGAATGGGGCAACCATGGCAGGATAGGTTCAAAAAGAGACAATGTTCCAAGATCAGATAATTTTGACCGAATGTGCTACGAGCTTGCAAGACAATTATTGGCTGGAGAGAAAAGATTAACTTGGCAAGAATGCCCTGAAGATATACAAAGGGTAGAGATAGGCAATTACAGAGCATTACTAATTCATGGAGACGAGGTAGGCAGAAATGGATTCGCTTCACCAGGAGCAATTGTTCAACACGCTAATAAATGGAGATCAGGGTCTTATCCTTGGGAGTTTAGAGATGTCTATATCGGTCACTATCACACACACTCAGAATGGGCTATGGCAAACGGACAAGGTAGTGTCTATCAAACAGGTTCGACAGAAAGCGACAATAGGTACGCAGGAGTAATGCTGGCAGCTAGCGCAACGCCCTCACAAAGATTACATTTTGTAGACCCTGAAAAGGGCAGAGTAACTGCCAGCTACAAAGTATGGTTAGATTAAAACGGCGCGCCTCAAGGATTAAAATAATAAAAACAAGATAATTATGAGAAGGAGGCAGAATGGAACAAATATACTGGGCTTTACAATTTCACTTATTAGACTTGGAAATGTATAAATTTATTATTGAGTGCTGTATTAATTTTGGTTTAATGTAATGAAGGCAGTTTCATTATTCGCAGGAGTAGGAGGCTTTGACTTAGCCTTAGAGCGCAACGGCATAGATGTAATAGCTTCAGTTGAAATCAATAAAAACGCGCGCAGGATATTAGCAAAACACTTCCCGAAGTCTCAATTATTGGAGGATGTAAAAGATGTCACAGGAGAACAATTATTCAGATACGGATTTAACTCAGATGGAATTATTGTCGGCGGATTCCCTTGCCAAGATTTATCCGTCGCAGGAAAGCGTGCAGGACTTGCTGGAGAACGCTCAGGCTTATTTTGGGAAATCCATAGACTACTTAGCGAAACAAAAGCGAAATGGTTTATCCTCGAAAATGTCCCCGGTTTATTGTCGTCAAACGGAGGAAAAGATTTGGGAATCGTTATCGGGGCGTTGGTTGAACTCGGGTATGGGGTCGCGTACAGGATTCTTGACGCTCAACACTTCGGAGTACCCCAACGACGCCGTAGAATCTTCATTGTTGGATGTCTTGGAGACGATGGGAGAACACCTGCGGAAATACTCGATATCGGCAAAAGCCGCAGAGGGAATATTAAGAAGGGCAAACCGACGAGAGAAAACACTCCCACCGAAGCTTCAGAAAGCGTTGCAGCTAATTTCGGGCGATCTAGCTTCGCAGGATATACCGAACAAGTAAGTACTTTAACCGCTTCTAGTCATAAACGACAAGAAGACAATTTAGTAGTAACTTGGACAAAAGCCAAGCGCGCAGAAAACGATCAAGATTATGAATCTTGGAAAGAAGGACAAGTAGTACCAACGCTCAATAGATTTGAAAATACAGATATAAGAGCAACAGTAATTGTGTTTGACCCTCATAGATCAGACGGAGCAAGAATACAAGAAGACACCATGAATACTTTAACTGGATATATGGGTACTGGTGGGTTGAATACTCCTATGCTAGCTTGTGAAAACTCA